GTGGACCGCTTCTAAATTGAAACCTAAGAAGTATGGGGATAAGACTGATCTCACGACTGATGGCCAGCCTCTCCAGTTTGTGATTAAGCGTGACAACACAAGCAGTTAATGTTTTCTATCCTTCTAAACCTCATGCTGGTCAGCTTGCTGTACTACAGGCTATTGATACCGGCAGCCGCTTTGTACTGCTGCGTGCCGGGCGGAAGTTCCGTAAGACCAGTTTAATCATTTCCCGGCTCATTGAAGGTGCGCTAGATACCGGGCTTACCTACCCATACATCGCACCGAGTAAGGTCCAGGCTAAAAACATAGCCTGGAACGACCATATCCAGCGTATTTTGAACCACTTTACTGATAAAGGTTTACCATACAAAGTCAATGAGGTAGAGTTATCGATTACCTTTCCCAACGGTGGCAAAGTGCAGCTGTACGGCGTGGAAAACAAAGAAGCGCTGCGGGGTATCTCCAACTGGGGGGGGATTGGCTGTGACGAGTACGATGACTGGTTGGAAGATATCTGGCCACTAGTAATACGGCCGAACCTGATTACCCATAAAGCGTGGGCCATTGTTGCCGGAACACCTAAGGGTAAGCGTGGTATGTATCGCTTATCATTGAGTGGTATTTTTAAGGAGTTTCACTTTAGTAGTTACGATAACCCCGATCTGTCGCGTGATGAGCTCGAGGAGCTAGAACACGAATACAAAACCTATGGGCAAGACTACTATCGGCAAGAGATTATGGCGGAGTATGTCAAACCGATGGGTGTCGTTTATGGTGAGTTCAACGAAGAATACCAGGTGTTGCCGTTTAGTTATGATGCTAATTTGCCACTGCACATGACGTGGGATTTTGGTGTGAACGACCCGACCGCTTTGATCTGGCTGCAGCCACACGACAGTGAGCTCAGGATCATCGATTACTACGAAGCTTCTGACGCGAAGATCGAGCACTTTGTTCAGGTCATTAAATCCAAACCGTATGGAGGCATTAGTGAACACATTGGGGATATAGCCGGCCGGGCACGAGCGCTACAGACGGGCACGAGTGTGATCGAAGAACTAGAGAAGCTTGGTGTGTATGTGCGCACTAATTCCATACCGGATATTCCTACCCAGGTGCGTGTGACTCACAAGTTTATACCTCGTTTGATGATCTCTAAGCGTCCTGAGACCGAGCGTATGGTCGATGTGTTGAATAACTATAAATATCCGGACAGTAAGCGTGAGACTGCTGCCAATCAGTCAAATGAGGTGCCGATGCACGATCAGTATTCGCATGGTGCCAGAGCGCTTGAATATTATTGTTGGAATGCCAACTTAGAGAGTGTGACCGAACTTAGGCCGCATAAACGTGAAAAAGTCTACGATCCTATCACTGGCCGCGTGCTAAGTTGACAAACATAACCGAGAGCAGTATGGTAAGGCTCAATGAGCAAACACGATGGGCAGATGAGGCGCGAGAACTTGTATTGTACGAGTGATAGCGCCTTCGCTGCCTACTTGATGTTGCGCGGGTTCGAACTGTTGGGTGCTATTGACGACGGCTCGCCGCGTAAGAGCTACGGTCTTACTTCCGTGGATCCCCATTTGCTAGTCAACATGCCGGCAATCGTTGATGCCATGTATGACGAGTTCGAGAACCAATATGCTGTCTATCCACACGATCCGAATGCCCGGCTAAACTTCCGGGAGTATTTTCGTAATATCAAAAAGTTGCACGACGCTAGAGATCAACCAATAAAGGAGCCCGTAGAATGAGTACGATCGGTCTATCAATGATCACCAACGATGCTAAGGCTACTGTGGCGTTCCTAACCAGGTACGGCAGGTATTTTGATAAGTGGTTCATTACCGTTGCTGATAAGGATAAGAAGCAGTACGACGAGTTGTTTGGTAGTGTGATTCCGGAGCGCCCAGAGAAGCTGGTATTGTCCTACTTCAAGTGGGTCGACGACTTTGCTGCAGCACGCAATGCCAACCTTGAGACCATCAAGACTGACTATTGGTTGTGGGCCGATACTGATGACGAGATCATTAACCCGGAGCGCATTAGCGAGCTCGTACGCTACATGGTGCAGAACGAGCTCGACATGATCCAGCTGAAGTATGACTATGCCCAGAACGAGCAAGGCGATGCCATCAGCGATCACTGGCGCGAGCGTATCTTAAAGTCTACTTATGAAGGCAAATGGTCAACTCCAGTGCATGAGATCATTCAAGGGCCACCAGCCCACCTGGAGAAGTCGAACTGGGTGTCGATCAAACACATCAAGAAACCCGAAGATGTAGTCAAGTCGATGGAGCGCAACAAGACTATCCTCCAGAAGCACTTTGAAGCTACCAAGGATCCGCGCGATGCTTACTACCTGGGTATGACAGCTCTTGGCCAGCAGGATCCGGAAACGGCGATCCAATGGTTCCTGCAGCACATTAAGACTAGCGGTTGGGACGAAGACCAGTACCGCAGTTGGTGCCGTATTGCTGACAGTGAATGGATCCGCCGCAACTTCGACCAGGCATTGTATGCCAGCGATGAAGCGATCAGGCTCAAGCCGGAGTTTCCAGACGCCTACTTTATCAAAGTGCTTGTCTATACCACGACCGAGCGTTTTGACAAAGGTATCGAATGGCTGAAGGTAGCCTTAGCTAAGCCAGAACCAACTACCCTATCGATTGTTGATCCGACACTCTACAAGTACCGTGGCATGGCTATGGGTGCGCAGTGTTATCTATTCAGCGGCCGGGTTAAGGAAGCCTTTCGTTTGTACCAGGCAGTTGTTGAACAGAACCCTAAGGCCTTTGATGAAGACATGGCCAAACTGTTCGAAGATGCCTACTTTGACTCTAAGGCTATCGACTATACCAAGTGGCTGCTGCACTACACTAAAGGCAATGACGGCAAGCCATTGAAACTATTCGAAGCATTGCCGGAGCGTGTGCTGGCTGATCCCCGTTTGAATGCTGAGCGTGTGAACTTCTATCCTAAGGTTACCTGGCCTAACAAGTCGATTGCTATCTACTGCGGGCCGAACATCGAACCGTGGGGCCCGGATACGCTCGACAAAGGTATGGGTGGCAGTGAAGAAGCGGTCGTGTACCTGTCGCGTGAGCTGGCTAGGTTGGGTTGGCAAGTAACGGTGTTCAATGATCGGGAGAAAGAATACGTTGATATCGTTAAGGGCTCAGCCCACTCTATCCACTATATGCCCTGGTCTCTCTTGAATCCCTATGATAAGTTCGACGTCTTCTGTGCGTGGCGAGCACCGAGCTTTACTCGTGGTATTAAAGCCCGCAAGAAGATCATCGATTTGCACGACACGCCTATAGGCCACCAAACGATCAGCAACGCGGATATTGAGGCTACTGATCTATTTATGTTCAAGAGCCAATTCCAAACCCAGTACGCACCAAACGTCCCGAAGGAAAAGATCAAAGTCATACCGAACGGCTTAGTAGCTGATCAGTTCGATGGGCCGCTAGTGAAGCGCAGCCATTCAGTCGGTTGGTTTAGCTCGTACGACCGGGGACTCGATGTGTTATTGGCTGTGTGGCCAGAAATATTGAAAGCCGTGCCTGATGCCACAATCGAGTGCGCCTATGGTTGGAACGCTTTTGACCACATGCACCGCAAGAACCCCGAGCGCATGAAGTGGAAATGGCAGATGATTCGCAAGTTCAATCAGTTCCATGTTAAAGACCACGGGCGTTTGAGCCACGTAGCGCTTGCCAAACTGATGCAAGAGATCCAGGTATTGGCCTATCCAACGAGCTTCCCGGAGATCGACTGTATTACAGTTAAGAAAGCGCAGGCTGCCGGCATCGACGTCATTACCAGCGGCTATGCTGCCCTGCAGGAGTCAGTCTGGTCAAAAGACGAACCAGACATTGAGAATATCCATGACAAGCCAGAGGCAATGCAGCAGTTCACTACTCGGGTGATCGATGCCCTGCTAAAGCCGATGGGGACTGCAGCACGCACTCGCATTGCTGAAGAGACCAAGCGACGTTATGACTGGGCACTAATCGCTAAACAGTGGTCCGAGGCGATGCAGTGAAGATCGCTGTAGCTACCGTTGCCTACCGCGAAGCCCGGTTTATGCCGAAATGGCTTAAGCATATTCCTGAGTGGGTTGATGATGTCGTGGTGCTTTGCAGTACTAAGCCATGGTACGGCGAGGAAGTACCGGACGATGGCACCAAAGAGATTGCTGAGTCGTTAGGCGCCGATGTTATTGCCTATGATTGGAAAACCGAAGAGGACCAGCGTAATGCAGCGCAAGAGTATCTATCTGACTGTGACTGGATTGTCTGGCTGGATCCGGACGAGTTTTTGACAACCGATGCCTGGAACTGCATTAGACAGATCCGCAGCAATGAAAGAGCTTTTATTGTCGCTGGCCAGTACACCTATTGGAAGAACGGTTATATCGCGGATCCGCCGATCGATTATCAACAGCTTGTAATGGTGAAGCCTGAGGTACGTTTTATAGATAAGCGAGTGGTTAATTGTAGTTACGGCACCCTGCCGATATGGATCCATCACTTCTCCTGGGCGCGCACCGATGCCGAAGTGTGGAACAAGATCAGCCATTACGCCCATGCTCAGGATTTTGATACGCAGAAATGGTACGATGAAGTCTGGTTAGCATGGCGTCCGGGCATGAAAGATGTGCACCCCACTACCCCTGCGACGCTCCATGAATTGATACCAGCACATGTGCCACACGAACTGGAGGTTTTAGAGCTATGGCCGTAGACAACATCGATCCTTATACTAACCCGTTAAAAACATTGGTTGCCAAGCTGAAACCCAAGGTGGTACTGGAAGTCGGTATCGGCGAAGAAGGTTACAGTACCGCGGTCTGGCTGAACAGCGGCGCAATGGTGACGTCTATCGATAAAAATGATATCAAAGGTGCTGGCATTCGGTTACAGCAGGAATACAAGGTAACATTCGCCTTTATTCGTGAAGATAGTAAGACGGCTTTACCGCAGATGGACGAGCACTTTGATCTGATATTTATTGATGGCGATCATCGTTATGAAGGTTGTCGCTCAGACATTGCCAACGCCCAACGGTTGCTTACCAAACAAGGAGTAATTGTCGTTGATGACTATGGCGTGGAAAGCGGAGTAGTTGATGTTGATACCGGCGGTAATTTGATCTATGGAGACTATGGCGTGAAACAAGCTGCCGATGAACTGTTTGTTGGCAAGTGGAAGCGTATGTATACCGACATACCGTTTGCTAATGGAGCGAGAGCGTATGCCCGAAAATAAGCTGTGAACATTGTCCGGGGCAAGACTCTCTATATCGACTTTGACGGAGTGATCCACGACTATAAAAAGGTAGAGTGGCCATTGTTTGGCGAGCCAATTATGGACGCGCAGCAAGCTATGCTGAAGCTGAAGCGGCTCAACAACAAACTGGTGGTATTCAGTTCTCGGGCATTCAATACCGAAGCGCAGCGGCGCATCATGCAGTGGTTGGACGATCACCGGATTCCCTATGACGAGGTGACCAATATCAAGGGTGCAGCCGATTACATTATTGATGACCGAGCAGTACATTTCTCGAACTGGATCGGAGCGCTCAATGACCTTAAAGCTTAATTTAGGCAGCGGTAACAATCGTATCGATGGCTTCGTATCCGTCGATCTCTACGACCAGGAAGCCGACGTTATGGCGGATATTTGCGAGTTGCCTTATGCCAACGATTCAGTCGATGAGATTGTCTGCTACCAAGTTATAGAGCACATATCGTACAATAAAAGCCAGCCGCTGTTTGATGAGCTATACAGGGTCTTGGTTCCTGGCGGCACTGCTATCATTGAGACACCCGACATTGATGTGGTATGTCGCAAAATACTAGAACAGGGATTGTTGGAGAAGTGGATCTACAATTTGGTTGGTGAGTATTATCGGCCGCAGGACAAGCAGCGTTACGAGGACTGGGATATGAATGCGGCATCGATCCATCGCAACCCATGGAACTATGACCGGCTCGAGGCATTTGTCAAAGGTGCCGGGTTCAAGCAGCTACGCCGGCGTCCGATGGCTGAGAAACACCCCGACTATCGTTACGAGGAGAACATGAGTGTATGCCTGACAAAATAACTATGGTCATACCCTGTTACTGG